GCAATTTTACGCAACCCAATAGCAATTGCTAATTCTCTTGGCATGTCTCTAATGTCAGTCACTTACAAAACCATTGCTAGAGCCAGACAAATAATCGCCAGTGCCAGCAACGTAGGACCCCAAGTCACAAATGATGCAACCGCAAGCACAAGTGCTGCCACTGCAAGCAATCGCTTTATAACGTCAAGTGTCATGGTGCCTTTACCGTTAGCGTAAGCCTAAGTGATGGACGATTAGCAACCGTACCATGATGGCGCGAGTAAATACTACCTGTGTATTTGGAAGCATCCTCGCCTGCTGACTTTATCATTAGACCATGCTGCGCAGAGCCACTTTTCCATGCTTGCACAATTGCAGTAATCGGTAATGCTTTGTCAACGCCTGTAGATGTAGGCATTGCATAAGAGACTGCACCCGATGACGTAATCGCAGGACCCGGATACTTCACGGCATTAGATGAAGAAAACCCACAATCCACGTTGTAACTACCTTCGGTAAATCCGGCAGTCAAACGCGAAATGGTAATCTTTGGTGCGCTACCGAATGCACCGCATGCATTTGCACCACTGGTACAAATCAATTCCGCCTTATCAACGGAAACAACATCGCCCCAAGGGATAGTTGCAAAACCCAAAACTACGCGATTACGGTATGGCGAGATATAGCCAAATGGCAGGTTTACATCTTGTCCATTGCCTGCATCTAGTGAAGATGAATGCACCAGCCTTGCATCCTTAGTGCAAGCATATGTGCGTACCACTCCACTAATTGTGTCAGGGGGAATTGGCGGTATTGGCGGTTCGGGTTGCTCTGCTTCTTCCCATTCGGTAGCAGGCACATATGTAGACAATTCTGCTGTCCATCCCGTACCGGTATCGCCAATAATTGCACCGCCAAGAACCCTAGCAGAAACGTCAATTGCTGGTATTGCGCTTTCAACAATCAAATGCGCAATATCAATCATCCCCAAATCAAGGATACTTTCTAACGCATCCTCTGTTTGAGGATAAAGCGTACCCGGTACATATTGCAGCGATGACCCGGAGCGATCAGCAAGAACAGATGCAACCCATACTGACGCATCGGGTACGGGCGAGTCGCGCTTTAGCGGAAGGTCCCCATACAAATTAGCCTTCTCTTGATCTATTGCCGTCACTGCAACCGCAGGCGCGCCATCATCAAACGCAGTAATGCGCGTATACACTCCCTGCAATGAACCCTGTGTTTTCATTGTGCTAATGGCAATGCCATCTGCACCACCAGCCTGAAACCCTGTATCCCTTGGATTTCCAAATGACCTAAAGCGCAATGTGCCGGTACGATCCATCCAGACAGCATACAAAGCATCCAGAGCGGCAGTAAGTATGTGCTGCCACGTGGACGCCTCACTTGCGCTAATAGGTCCAACGGGCGGGTCTGTTTCGTCTACAGGGGTTGCTTCAACCGGTACTAACGTACTTAGTCCAGCCTTGTTTATCAAATGCACTGCGCGTGCACGCAACGTATTTGGTACGCCAGTCTGACCCGCTGCCAACTTTGCTGCAACCATTAGTTGCACCATATCAGTACCACGCAACGTACCGCGTAACGTTGTTAGGTCAAAGTCAACTTCATCAATCAACCCTTGGCGCACGATTTGCCTACCAAGCGTAGAGTGAATATAGGAAATGCGAATTGGTTTACCGGGTCTAATTGAAGTAGCAAATTCACTTGTACCATTGGAAGGGTCAAGCAATCGCTTTGGGTCATACGTATTGATTACCCATGATCCCGCAGCGGGAATTGTCAAAACGCCAACGGCATCATCTGCACCCCAAGTAGCGCGAACCGCTACGCTTTCCGGCGTAACGTCGCGCCAATCAAAAAAGGACCATCGCCCACTATCCCATAGCGCTTCATCCCATTTAGCGCTACCCGGCGAAGGTCCCCAAACATCAATTTTCGCAGAGCCAATTGCACGCAAAGGCGGAAGCACTAGAAACTTCCCAATGCAGTGAGACTACCCTTACCGTTACGCCTCGCATAATCGCGCAATGCTTTTGTAACTTTCGCTTCAATTACCGACGGGTCCCCATAAATATTGATTTGAACGCCACCCGCGTTGCTACCACCCACTGCGCGCGTGTCTGCCGTTGGTGCACTTTGGCTTTGCCCGGACGGTCCGCCAATACCAAATGGCAATTTGATATCCTTTAGCGGATTGACACTACTAAGGAAATCACCAATCATAGCAATACCCTTAGTTACCCAATCAATAAACTTGATAAGCCAACCAACAACCGTTGAAAGAATGTTTGCAACAATTGTAAGTGCCTTACCCACTGCGTTTAGAATTGGGATAAGCAAAGGCAAAACCGCTTTTACCAATTGCCCAAACAATTTTATCATTTGGATCACAATTGGCAAAACGGCATCTAGCACAGGCAAGAACACTTCGCCTATGGTTTCTGTCAATTCCCCGAAAGCATCGCCCGCTTTCGCTTCCATTCCCTCTGCGGATTTTGCATAAAGGTCTGCCTGACCCGCTGCCATTTTAGATGCTGCTGCAAGCGTATCACTTGCAGTCGCGCCTTTTTCCAAACCCGGTACAAGTTTACGCAATGCGCCATCTTGACCAGCATGTGCCTTTGCTACCGCATCAGATGCGGTTGCAAGGTCAACGCCAGCAAATCGCGCTAAGTCCTGCGCCTGCGCCAACAATTCTGTTGCAACGCCAACATCTTTAGTGGCAGTGACTAGAGACTGCAAACCCTCTCTAGTCTCACTGTCGCTAAAGGCTTTCTCTTGACCCGCTGCAATTGCCGCTTCAACTTGCGCAGTGCTTTCCGCTGTCGCTGCGCCCGCTGCTGTAATTGCCGCTTCTAGTTTCTGCTGCTCTGCACGATCACTAGCAGCGGCCTTCGCCATGCCATAAATCGCTGCACCCGCTGCGAGCGCTGCACCCGCAACGACTGAAACCTTAGCAGCAGTACCAAGCGCAGATGAACCAAAGTCTTTTACTTCGCCACCCGCAGACCCAAGGCTTTTTTCCAAGCCCTTAGTGTCGCCAACAATGGCAACAACTAGCGCAACGCCTTTACCTAGCATGCGCTCGCCTCGCTGCTCTGCTTTGCTTTGCGCGCCTGTCTGCGTATGCACCCAATTCAGCAACCGTCAATTGCGCTGCTTCCTTGGGGGGTAAACCACTTACATTTGCTGCGCCCACAATGCGCGCTGCTCGCTTCTGGCTAGTGGCGGTGCGCTCTGCAATTGCCTCTGCGGAAACTTCCCCAACGATTTCAAGTTTCCAACTACATACTTCCGCAAAACGCAAAAGAGGATCAGCACGCCTCGCAATGCACCATGCCATCGCATATAGCATTGTCATTCGCTTTTTAGTCTGACCCTTTGCGGACAAAAGCGTACCAAGCAATTCAGGTTCAACACCCGTAACTTCTGACATGTCCAACACTTCAAGCAACGTCAATTGTGTTGCATCAAAAGTGTTCAAATCGAGAATGGCAATCTTCTGGTTTACAGGATGCTCATTCGCAATTGCAGTCAGATCAATTTTACTTTGTGTCGAACCCTGCTGCTTTTCCGATCCGTTCGATTGCGTCACTATACACCTTCTCTGTACGCTCTGTGTTGGACGCAAATGCTTGTGCTATTGCATTAGTTGGTTCGATATTGTGATCTGACCATCCAAATTCCTGAACGCCAGCATACACAACATCATTACTGAATTTCGCTTCTGTGGCGATACCATCCGTCTGCCAGCCCGATGCAAGTGTGCCAGACTTTTTACGTGTCTTTGATAGCACATCAGGCAAAAGCATTTCTGCCTCTGCCTTATGCGCGTCTGACAAGTCTTTTACTGCATCTTCAACTTTGCTGAAAGCACGCACCGCTTCCGGTACGCCTTCCACTTTCATTTTAGCAACCATTTACGGTGCAATATCAAGCACAGGCTTTGCAAGGAATGGCAAAGTAACTTCAAATTCCGCGAAGGTGCCAACCTCGCCACCATAGGCAACCGGAATAAGTTTTACTTGTCCAGTAACCGCAGGCGTTTCAGGACCCGCTGCCGCTGTCTGTCCATGTGCATTTAGCACAACATCTGCTGTCGCGCCCGCATGATCCCAAAGGAAACGCGCCAATCCTGTTGCGCTATAATCCTGACCCGCACGCATCACAAGCGCATAACTTTCAGGTTCAGTATTAGATGCAACGTTGCCGTCCAATGTAGGATATTCGACAACATCGCCTGCACTAACTTCAACATGAACATCTGCCGCGTCGCCCTGAAATGGCGATGCCGTACCGGGTGGCGTGACATTCAGGGTGAATAGTGCGGTTTTCATAAAGAGGATAGTTGCCACATCAAACCTCTTGCGTTGTTTCAACTACTCCGCGACAGGTAAAGTATCGCGTGCCACCCATTTCGGCAATTGCGGGTCTGCGCCACGCAGGATAGGACCATCCTTGTAAACCACTTACAGCAACGTCAATTGCCCTAACTAATGCTTCCACTTCATCAAAATTAGCCAATGCATCTGTCTTGCCTGCGACAGCCCAAATTTCCCAACGTTGCGTGCGCCTACCATTAGCCAATCCTGATACATCTACCCATGGCTCAGCGGGATAAATACGCGCACATGGCGCAGTAAATCTACCCATGCCATAGAACGTATTTATACCCGCCGCTTCAAGCGTAGTTAGCAGTAGTTGCCTAGTGGTTTGAAGTGTCATCCTATGCCGGGACCCGCAGAGTACCTATCAATTTGCGGTTTCACGCTATCAAGATAATCGCGCGCAACGCGAATTGCTGCACCTTCCAAGTCCGCATAACCCGTCAAACCAAATGTTGCTTCACGTCTCTTATAACCTTCTGCGCCAGCAAGACGCAAAGCAACATTCAATTCATCTTCTGCGGGTGATCCGTCAACAATCACTGCACCATTCAGGCGGGTTGTCAATCCACTTGTAAGCGCTTTCGCAATTGCATCCGCCCATTCAGTATCTTCTGTTGCTGGCGTCTTATTACCAACAAAAGTTAGAATTTGGGCACCCGTAACGCCAAGCATTAGGTTTCGTCTGTATCCTCAGTATCCGCCTTGGTAAGAGTCTGCTCGCCAACATCATTAGATGTAGGCGCGTTCATTCCCTCATCATCAGGAATACCCGTAGCATCCTCTGTACCGTCATCATCTGCGGGCGGAATATCCTGCTCCGCGTCATCCTTCTTTGTAGGCATTTCGTCTCCTATGTAAGTAACTTACAAAACCTAGACGTTAGTGTAAACGTACCGACGAACGCCCTTCGGCTCCAGCACCGCAAACCCAAAATACTGCCAAATGGCAAATACGACAGATTGCGGTCCTTCACGCTCCATCAGGCGAATATCAAGCACCGCAGACTTCCACTGCCGCGCATCATTTCGACGCGCCACAATTTCATTCTTAGGATCAAGGATCGCCCATGCCGGTTCAACAGGAACGCCACCGATAACACCACGCTGAAAACCGGGTGCAGTCTGCGCGCCAAGCGCATTTGTCGGGTTGATATAGGCAAGTAGTGCACGACCGGAAGTATCCTCACCGGCAGTGAGGTTTCCCCAATCCGTACTATTCACAAACACGCCTTCTGCCGGAAGCATTCTCGCACCGGCACCACCCGCAGCGGCACCCGCGTAGAATTCGCCAAGCGCCTTTGCGATACCCTTATGCAGATCGCGCCCACTAGCAGCGGGCGTTGTACCCGCAGTATCCGCAATTGCACCCGACGAAGTAAGCGCTTCAAGCACAAGCGCAATTTCTCGTTCGGTATCACGCATCAGCAATTCGCGCAATTGATTTGCGATGATAACATCTGTACCGGGCGAGGCACCATCCACAGACTGACGTGAAACAATCGTTTCTCCGCCAATCGTCTTAGGCGTCAACGTCTTAGGCGCAGTAGTAGTGTCAACGTTCGGAACCGCTGCATTCTCCGCAGACTGCACGCCCGTATCACCCGTCACTGTTGCAAACGACGGAACAATAATAGGATTGGGCGCAGTGATAGGCGTAGTTGCAAAGAACCCTGCAAGGGGTCCTGTATACGCAATATCGGGCACATACAGATCAGGATAATAGTTTGTCGGGTATGCACCGGCAAGGTCGCTACTATCAACCGCGCGGTTCATCTGGTCCGCAAGATCAAGGATAAGTGTCTTATGCCTTCCAAGGCGTTCATACGCTGCGGCATCCCGATTTGCTGTCATCAAATCAGCAAAATAAGAATGCTGCGCATGCGGACCGTAGACGCTCTCAGAGCGTGTCACAATGGCAGAGTGGC